CCCACCTATACATCAGATTCGCTCGAGGATACCTCGATAGAGGCCGTTGCGACGATCCGTGTAAGCTTCCAAAGGAAGATTACCCGCATTTATCGCTTCGACAACTAACGAAACCTGATCGAGAATCATCTCGACCATGTTGTATCCAAGGCTCCCTTTGCGGTCGAGTAACGAAAACAACCAATTCGGCAGGAATCCTGCGTTATTGGAAGTTAACGGACTCGATGATTCCGCTAGGGAGTTGTACGAACTGAGGTAGTGAACGCGATCCATTTCCGGATCCGTATAGGGGGTCCCATTGAAGGCCATCACTGACCTTCGTGCGCTTAGCACACCCAGCTGACCAATTCTCATTGCCAGCTGGCGCCTCAGTGAAGAACTGAAGCAGTGAAAAGCGCTCACCGAAGACAGCTCTGGTTTCTCGGGTTCTAAATCCGAGAACTCGGAACTCCGTCCTATGTAGCAAAGCGTTCCATCTTCTAGGAAGGTGGTCAACGCTCGCTCCAAGGAAGGAAAGTCTTCCGGTGATACCACTATCTCGTCCCACTGTAGGCAGTCGCCGTAAAAGATGACTGCCAAGTGCCGATTCGAGAGCTCTACTTGCATTCCAGTATCCTTTTGCAAAAAGGTTATTTGAGATGTCTAGTATTGCCCTCCGAGATAGGGGGCCATCGTTTAGCACGCGCTGAGGAGCGCAAGGAGTGACATCAAAGCCACCCCAAGCGTCCATCCCACATGCCTCGCGGAAGAGTCCCTTTGAGAATGACTTATTCTCATTGACACTCAACCCTAGACAGGTGAGAACGCGTACTAACTTGGCATACGCATGTGTAGGAACAATAATATCGTCCCCAAACACACGCACCCTGTTACGCAACGTCCGTATCTTGGACCACTTAACATCACCCTGGATAGAACATCCGAGGGCAATGCATAGGAAGACCAAGCTTTGGACAGGAAACGTAACGGCAGTGCCCTGAGATGCGAATTTCTTAAGTTTGACATATTCGGGTTTCCCGGAAATGCCGTCCTTGAGATATCGTGTCCTAGTGGCGTGTAGCACATGCAATAACGATTGGTTAGATCGAAAAGCACGTTCAACCAGCCAACAGGACAATCGATCAGACGCGGAGGATAAATCCACCGTAGCTAACCGACCATCCTTAGAGCCTTGAAGTGCCATCTGCTGAGAGAGGTCTTGCCGCTCAAAGCAGACGAACGTCTGGCCAAATAGGGCCTGGAGACGCTCAACCATCGTGTTCTTAATCCACTGCTGACAGAACTGGTGTTCTGTTGGTTCAGCTGCGATTAATCTCGGAGTCTTCGCCGTCTTTGGGACGGCGATGAGCTTCGAAGGAACTTCATGGTTTAGCGGTTGAGTCTCCGTATCACTGGCGATTGTACCACAATCGCGATACGGAAACCACTCTTCAAGTTTCGCCGACCATCTAGGAAAGTCATATTTATTGACTAAACCTGAACGGTCAGCGACTGCTCCGGGTCCATGCCTGAACCCCGTTCCCAGGTTCTCCGCTTCCCATTTTCCCGATTGGGTGATGGGTTCGAAGAATCCGAGTTCGGAGACGACAAGGTCAAATGTTCTTTGACACTTGTCGAGGAGTGATCCCAATTCCTCATTCCCTCGGTCTTCTGAGGGAAAGAGAGGAAGATCAGCATCCAGGCCGTCACGAAGGTGAAGACCAGGAGAAAGCCGATCAGGATCCAGTTCGTCGGACTCCCACCTGAGGGTGGGAGGCCGGAGCTGACGCTCGACATTGTGATACTCTCCTACAGCGGCATGAAGCCGCCTAGGGGAGCAAGCACGGAATAGCTTCTTGCCAAACTTTGTCAATTGACAAAGGAAAGCAATGGCATTCACGTCGGGCGCCTCCAACAGGCATCCGTCCCTACTGAAAACCCGTAACCATAGTCCCGAGAAAAGTCTCGGCACCTTGGTCCTCTTAGAAACTGCTCGCGAGAGCGGTCCTTTGAGCGAAAGACGGCCTTCCTCCAGCCCTTCAATAAGAAGAGCGTGGAGGTTGGGGAGATCGAGAGTCCAAAGACCCTCGCCTCTGCTTTCAGTAAGTTGGGTGAGTCTACTTTCATCGAGTGAAAGCAAACGCCCCATAACGGGGTACGCCAGCCGGATATCCGTGAGGATACCGGCCTCGATGTTGAGTACGCTACTTGCGAGGCTTTTCATAACTTCCTCCAAAGTTTGGTTGAAGGGATGTTAATCCTGCCTCTGAACCCCCCTAGACTGCCTCACGGACGTTAAGTCCGCGAAGCCGCGAGTCTACGACTCGCGGTTCGCCATTTTCGTCAAGTTGGCTTCAGTATTGAAAGCCAACAACCCCGCGGTCAGCTTAACCGGGTCGACAATTGTGTCGCCCCGGTCGTTTTCGAAAACGACATAAGCTTTCCGTTGAGTATTGACGATAGCGGGCGCCACCGGGTAGATGGTGTGAATCAGCTCGATATTATGCCGATCCACATTCATATTCCCGCGCTTCTTGTCCAGATAGGACGAGTTGCGGATGCGGAGCGTGAATTCGCCCGTAGTTTCCCGGAGAAAGTACTCAGACGAGTACCTATCCTGGTTAATACGAACGAGATTCTTAGCCACCGCATTGATGGTGACAGTTAGGGTATCAGAGAACATAGCTTTACTCACTTTCACTTCATTGGAACACGGTACTGTTTGGTATACGAGAATTATCGCATACTCAGTACCCCCAGTGAAGCGATAATCGACATCTGCTGTCCGTTTAGGAACGGCAGATGGGCTTGCGGAGAAGTAAAGGAAACTGGTCTCCGGGTTTTATACTCAGTCTTCGCCTTCCAAGGCGGGCAAACCACGTTATCGCGGCTGCCCGGTCCAAAGTCGACGTCGATTGTAGTATGCCTGCACACATACAATTGTGTACAGCGCGCCGGGATTATGTTTCGATGGGCTTTGAAATATGAGCCGATATTCGATCCATAATCGATAAGCCAACTCCAGGGCATAGCTTCCCAAAGAGTTGACGAATCAAACGTGAGTCCATAAATGGCTCGCGCGACCAGAGATCGTAAAGCAGCTGCATCCTTGGGGAGTGAGTGGCCGAAAGGCTCCCACTTTGCAAAACCCCACGCTTCCTGGTTACCGACTACCTGACAGGTAGTACGAATAAGAGGACCGTTCCCAGTCGAATTCTGACTTAACGACGAGTCGAAAGTCGTGTTCGAACCGGAAAAGGGCATC